ATCAAGATAGACCCAACACTAACTACAGAAGACCTTGAAGAAATCAGTAAATACAGCCAGAGCTGGTATGATTATTATAATACAGCTCAGTTTTATGAGAATGATATTTTCTACAGAGATACTTGTACTTTAATGTATTTTAATTATAAGACCACAAAGAAGATGGTGTATAAGAAAAAGATATTAGAAACAGGAGGGAATAAGGTTATAGAAAAAGATGATACTTTCAATCCACCAGAAGAAATGATGGAGGAAGGAAGATTTGAAAAGATAGAAAAAACAATAGATGTTTGGTATAATGGCGTTATGGTTATGGGTACCAACATAATGTTGAAATGGGAGCTAGCTCAAAATATGGTTAGACCAAAGTCTGCAAGTCAGCACGCTTTGCCTAATTATGTAGCTGTAGCACCAAGAATGTATAAAGGAGTAATTGAATCTTTAGTAAGAAGAATGATTCCTTTTACAGATTTAATACAAATGACACACTTAAAACTACAACAAGTTATTTCAAGAGTAGTTCCAGACGGTGTGTATATTGATGCAGATGGATTAAATGAAGTAGATTTAGGAACAGGGAATGCATACAATCCTGAAGATGCGTTAAGATTATATTTCCAAACAGGTTCTGTTATTGGTAGGTCTTATACGCAAGAAGGAGAGTTTAATAATGCAAGAGTTCCAATACAACAATTAACCTCTAATTCAGGAGCATCGAAAACACAGATGCTGATTACTAATTACAATCATTATTTAAATATGATTAGAACAGTAACTGGATTAAATGAAGCAAGAGATGCTTCAACACCTGATGCTAATGCTTTAGTTGGTTTACAAAAACTAGCAGCATTAAATTCAAACACCGCTACTCGTCACATCTTAGACGGTAGTCTTTATATCTATAGAAGTATATCTGAAGCGTTAACGTATAGAGTCGCTGATATATTAGAATATGCAGATTTCAAAGATGATTTTGTAAATAAAATCGGAAAATATAATGTAAGTATTCTAAATGATATATCTGATTTATATGTATATGACTTTGGTATATTCATTGAAGTTGCTCCAGATGAGGAAGAGAAAGCTAAACTAGAGCAAAATATTCAGATGGCATTATCTAAACAAGACATTAATTTAGAAGATGCTATAGATATAAGGGAAATTAAAAATATCAAACTTGCCAACCAATTATTAAAATTAAAGAGAAAGCAAAAACAAGAGAGAGAAGGCCAACAGCAAATGCAGAAACAAGCAATGGTTGCTCAACAACAACTCAAAGCACAAGAGATGGCTTCACAGCTTGCGTTACAAAAACAACAAGCAGAGCTTCAAGGTAAGATGCAATTGAAACAAGCAGAGATTGCATTTGAGATTGAAAAACAAAAGAATGAAGCATTGTTAAAGAGTCAATTGATGCAGCAAGAGTTTGATTATAATATGCAACTTAGAGATATATCTGAGAAAGCTTTATCAGACAGAGAAAAGTCAAGAGAAAAAGCAAAGTCAAATAGAATCAGTCAGCAGAACTCTGAGCAATCTCAATTAATCACACAGAGAAAAAACAATTTACCACCTCAAAGGTTTGAATCCAATGAAGACTCATTAGATGGGTTTGATTTAGCGGAATTTGAACCAAAATAGGTGAATAATTTGAACGATATTTATTATTAACTTTGTAAAAATTAAATCAAATGGAATTAAAAGTAAGAGCCTTAGATGGCACAGAAGAAAAATCTGTTCAAGAAGTTGAGCAGGAACTGCTTGAAAAAGCAGAAGAAACACCACAGGAGGGAACTCCAGTGGAGGAAACAAAGGAGCCAGTGGCAGAGAAAGTTGAAGAAACTGTTGAGCCAGAAGCTCCAGCTCAGTCCTCAGAGCTAAGTGAGGAAGACGTTCTTTCATATATTAAAAATAGGTACGATAAGCAGATAGATTCTGTAGAACAATTGTTTGAGACTACGGAAACCAATCAAGAGTTACCAGAAGATATTGCTGCTTATTTAGAGTATAAAGAGAAAACAGGTCGTGGAATTAATGATTATGTTAAATTAAACAGAGACTTTAATTCTATGAATGAAGAAGATTTGCTAAAAGAATATTACTTAGCTACTGAAGAAGCCATTGATGAAGATGATGTAGATATTTTCATGAGTGAGTTTGATTACGATGAAGATGTAGATGAAGAAAAAGAAGTTAAGAAAATAAAATTAGCAAAGAAGAAAGCGATTGCAAAAGCTAAGAAGTTTTTCAATGAACAAAAAGAAATGTATAAACAGCCACTTGAGTCAAGTACGGCTGCGATTTCTAAGGAGGACAAAGAAGCACTGGAGGCTTATCAGCAATATATAAATGAGTCGAAGACTTATGAAGAGGAGACTAGCAAGAAAAGAGATTGGTTCTTAAAAAAGACCAATGAGGTTTTCAACGATTTCAAAGGTTTTGATTTCAAACTAGGTGAAGACAAAATTGTTAGTTATAAACCTAATAATGTGGATGAGATTAAAGAATCTAATTCAGATGTAAATAAATTTTTTACAAGTTTTCTGAATAAAGATGGTTTACTCGAAGACGCAAAAGGATTTCATAGGGCATTGACTATCGCACAAAATCCTGAAAGATTTGCAAAGTTTTTTTACGAGCAAGGACTTTCAGATGCAACGGAGGATGTCACTCGTAAAATTAAAAATGTAAATATGAGTGATAGAAAAACACCAGAAATTGCTAAAAAGGATGGAGTGCAAATTAGAGCGTTAAATCAAGACTCAGGTCGAGGTTTGCGTATTAAAAGTAAAAAATAATATAAACAATTTAAAAATTTAAAATTATGGCAGGTTCAGTTCAAGCAACTCCAGGATATGATTTACAGCCGTCATCACAACAGGTGCCATTGGCTACAAATTATATTACGAACTTTGACTTCTTAAATCAGTATCTACCTGATACTTATGAAAAGGAGTTTGAAAGATATGGAAACAGAACAATTAGTTCGTTTCTAAGATTAGTAGGTGCAGAGCTTCCTTCAAATTCTGACTTAGTAAAATGGGCAGAGCAAGGAAGATTGCACGTTAAATATGAAGACGTAGGTACAGCAGCAGTAGTAAATGCTGACTCAGCTACGTTTCAGGTAAATGACACAGGTGTCCCAGCTTTTACATCTTCAAATGGTATAGCTATTAGAAAAGGACAAACTGTTGTTATTTCACAAAATGGTGGAACAGGAATCAACAAAGGTATTGTTACTGATGTAGATTTAGCAAACAATCAGTTTGACGTAGCTTTCTATGAAGCAGGTGGTTTAGTAACTGCAGGTACAGGACTAGGAAACGCAGACGTAAGTGTATTCATTTATGGTTCTGAGTTCAAAAAAGGTTCTGTCGGAATGGAAGGTTCATTAGAAGCTGACGATGAAATCTTTGAAAATTCACCAATTATCATTAAAGACAAGTATTCTGTAAACGGTTCTGATATGGCTCAAATTGGTTGGGTTGAAGTAACTACAGAAAACGGTGCTTCTGGGTATCTATGGTATTTAAAATCAGAGCATGAAACAAGATTAAGATTTGATGATTATCTTGAAACAGCAATGATTGAAGCAGTTCCAGCTGAGGCTAACTCAGGTGTAGTTGATGCAGCAGTAAACCCTAACTTTGGAAACAAAGGTTCTGAAGGTATTTTTTACGTTGTAGAAAACAGAGGAAATGTATGGTCAGGTGGTAACCCATCTACAATCACAGAGTTTGATACAGTTATCTCAAGATTAGACAAGCAAGGTGCTATTGAAGAAAACGTTATTTTCTTAAACAGAGACTTTGGTTTTGATATTGATGATATGTTAGCTGCACAAAACTCTTATGGTGCGGGTGGTACTTCTTATGGTCTATTCGATAATGACTCAGAAATGGCTCTTAACTTAGGATTCACTGGATTCAGAAGAGGGTATGATTTCTATAAGTCAGACTGGAAATACTTAAATGACCCAACAATGAGAGGTGGTTTATCTTCTGGTGTAGTAAATGGACTATTAGTTCCAGCAGGTTCTACTTCTGTGTATGACCAAATCTTAGGTAAGAATGCTAAAAGACCATTCTTGCACGTAAGATATAGAGCGTCAGAAACTGAAGATAGAAAATACAAAACTTGGATTACAGGTTCTGCAGGTGGAGCGATGAATAGCGACTTAGACGCTATGGAAGTTCACTTCTTATCTGAAAGATGTGTATGTACTATGGGTGCAAACAACTTCTTCATTTTTGAAGACTAATATTTAATAAAGAGAGCGGGTGTCTTTAAAGACACCTTCTCTTTTTTTGTTTAAAATTTAAATTAAATCAAATGAAAAAAACACAATTCGTAGACAAGGTCTACAAACTTAAAAAAGAAGCAGCACCACTTTCTTTTATGCTGCCAACTAGAAACTCAAGACGATTCCCTTTAATGTGGTTTGATGAAGAAAAAGGAGAAAATAGAGCATTAAGATATGCTAGAAACCAAAGGTCTCCTTTTGAGGATGAACAAGATGGAAACGCTATTGTAGAACCCGTTATATTTGAAGATGGGTTTTTAAGAGTTCCAAGAAGCAATCAAGTATTACAGCAATTTTTACATTACCATCCTTTTAATGGTAAAAAGTTTATTGAAGTAAATAATGAAAAAGATGCAGAAGCTCAAGTAGAATCTTTAAATTTAGAAGTAGAGGCGTTAATAGAGGCTAAACAATTAACAATTGAGCAGTCTGAAACATTATACAGAGTATTGTTTGGAAAAGACCCATCAATGCTTTCTTCTTCTGAATTAAAAAGAGATTTACTTATTTATGCTAAAAGACAGCCAGGTTCATTTCTAAATGCTGTAAGTGACCCTACTTTAAAGCTTAAATCTACAGTACAAAGTTTTTTTGATAATAAACTTTTAGCTTACAGAAATAATAAAAGAGATGTATATTTTAACTTAGATTCTAATAAAAAGAAACTAACAACTATACCTTATGGTGAAGACCCTATAGATATTCTATGTGGATTTTTCCAATCAGATGAAGGTGTGGAGGTTTTAAAATTTTTAGAAAAAAAGGCAACATTATAAATTTTATTGTATATTAGATAAGTAATGAGAATTTTGTTATCATAATTTAATAATTTATGGTTAAACTAAGGAGAGGCTCTGTTTTTAGAGCCTCTTTTTTTTTTAGTTATCTTTGTAGAAAGAATTTTTAATATGATAAATTCAGTAAGAAATACCGTATTATCTATATTGAATAAGAATAACTATGGATATATTTCTCCATCAGATTTTAACTTGTTTGCAAAGCAAGCTCAGTTAGATATTTTTGAAGATTATTTTTATCAGTATAACTATCAGATTAGCAAGGAGAATGCAAGACAATCAGGCACAGGATATGCGGATATTACAAAGGGATATGAAGAAGCTATAAATATATTTTCAGTTACAAACTTTTTAACTCATGATTCTGCAAATAACTTTTTTTCTCCAAGTCAAACAACAACTGGAGATGATTTTTATTTATTAAATAAGGTATTATGTTATACAAGTTTATTGGCAACTGGAAATAATAGTGCTGTTGTAGCAAATCAATTGCAAGATGCAAGTGCTACATTTAGTTCAGATGGTGTTGCAGTAGGTGATATTGTTGCAAATACAACAACAAATAAAACAGCTACAGTTACAAGTGTAACAAATACCAATTTAGGATTATCAGAAGATATATTTACAGCAACTCCAGAAGCTTATGTGGTTTATGATGATGCAGTAGTGAATGAAGCAGAAAAGGTTACACATAGTAAAATCACAATGTTAAACAATTCTTTACTAACAAAACCTAGTGATTTATTTCCTGCATATACGCAAGAGTCAAGTAAATTAACTGTATTCCCAACAACTATAAATCAGATGGGTGCAGTTCTTTGTCAATATATAAGATACCCTAAGCCTCCAAAATGGACATGGATTTCTTTATCAGGAGGAGAGCCTGTATTTAATGAATCAGCTTCAGATTATCAAGATTTTGAATTACCATTAGAAGATGAGCCAACGTTAGTGATGAAGATATTACAGTTTGCTGGAATGTCTATTAGAGAAATACAAGCTGTGCAGTTTGCACAAGCTCAAGAACAAGCAGAAACGCAAAAAGAAAGATAATAAATTATGGCATATATAAGTCAATATCAATATTATGAAAATGGAGGAAAATCTCCAGAAAGTGCAAATTGGGGTTCATATCAATATGTGAGTTTACACGATATTGTAAACAACTTTATGTTAATGTATGCGGGTAATCATAGTTTAATAAACAATGAAGAGAGATATAAAATATTATTTCATGCAAAGAGAGCGATACAAGAATTAAATTATGATGCGTTTAAGGAAATTAAAATATTAGAGCTTCAGGTTTCTGATACTTTAAAATATGTATTACCTCCAGATTATGTAAACTGGGTAAGAGTTTCTTTATATGAAAATGG